TTGGCGTTTGGCCCTCGCCGTCAAAGGTTGTAAGACCATTTTTGACGAGCCGTGTAAAGCGTGTGATCCCCCCCGAGCCGATGCTGCGAAGAAAGAGTGGGCCGCCAGGGCCTTTGCACCGGGGCCAGTTACTCGCCCGGATGTACTGGCCGATATTAAGAGGAGGGTCAAGTCTATTATGGGGACCAAGTGGTGGTCATCGTGGGAAGGGAAAAATCGAGCTCGCGTTCCTGATCAACAGGGGTGCTTCGAGCTGGAGAGGAATTGTGGAGGCACTTTGTCGGTGCCGCGTTGGTACGAGAACCCCATCATTGCGTCATGGGGTGAGACCTCGATAAGGGAGAAGGAAGAGGTTAACTTTTGTCGACTTGGCACGGCTAAGACAAAAGGTAAACTCAGGGTTGTGACGATGCAGGGCGCTCGAGCTAAGCGTATCCTTCGTCCTGTTCACGAAGCTGCTTACGACTGGCTTTCCCAGTTTGATTGGCTAGTTCGCGGCGACGTGACCCCTGAACACTTCCGCAGTGTCATCATGGATGAGGATCCAGATGACGACCGTTTTATCTCCGGCGACTTTGTCGCCTCCACAGACAATTTACACCTCGACGCTGTCCAGGCAGTCGTCGAGGTCCTCTCAGGGGCTCTGCCCGAAAGGGAAGCGAGTGTACTGAAGGCCAGCTTCGATGGAATACAAGTGGCCTGGGGGACCGGTTATCGCGAGGTGTTGCGAGGTAGCATGATGGGAAATCTGGTGTCCTTCGTCGTTCTTTGCCTCTTGAACAAAGTGTGCATTGATAGGGCGTATCAAGAGGTTTACAACTGTGGACCTAATCACCGGAAGGTACTAGTCAATGGTGATGATTGTCTTTTCCGTGGCAACATCAAGCTCTACCGCACCTGGCTGAAAACCACCGCAGACGTCGGGTTTGTGATAAATCAGGAGAAGTCTCTTCAGTCTAAACGGTTCGCTGAGTTAAACTCAACCGTTTACGACTCGAAGAGGGACCGTTTAATCGACAAGATGTGCTTTGGCTTCCTCTCAACTGAGAGCTGGAAGCAGCCTGCCGAGTCGTTGGTCTCTGAGATCTTCCGCCTGATTCGCTTTCTCCGACGTGACAACGCACGGTGGTTCATAACCACTTTCCCCCTTCGCCAAGCCTTCAGGAGGGTTTGCCCGCCCGTGTCCTCAATCCCTCGATCATGGAGGAGCTTTCTGTTAAAGAAGTGGTGGTTTCGTGAGTGCATATTCGCCGCCGAACGTAGCGCGGAGAGCACCGGGACCGAACGTAAACTTGACTTCGAGTACGGACCCCCCTTGATCGAACCTGACCAAATCAAAGAACGAGCTATCCGTGAGTTGGATTCTATTATCACGGTTGGCCAAGCGCATCTGTGGCGTGGGCGTCTTTGCGCGCCCCCACAGCGTACCGTCCATGCTTTGGCTCCAAAAAAAGCAGACAAAATTAGATACAAAAAATATGTGCTACGTACCGGACCCTCCACATCTGTCAGACTTTGGATGTCTCAAACCCTGAGGCTTGTTGAACATTACATGCCTCACTGGTTGCAGTGGTGCCCTACCCCGCATAGCACCCAGGACCAGCCCGGACTGAAGAAGCTGAAAACGTGGAAAGCCTACTCTAAACCCACACTCTGGAGACCTGCTCTCGAAGATGTGGTGCCTGAGTGGTCGCCTTTAGGGCTCCATTATAGGCTCAATTAATACTGCATTGCGCAGGCGCACAATGCCATCGATCCGGAATTCGTGCCCGAGGACGCACCTGTGCGCGCTCGAGGCCCGGATGCCGTGTCGGAGCTAGGAGAGTTTATGGCTTTTTAGGCTGGTGATCCTGCCAGTCCCTATCGGCCTTAGTAAAATCCCCAACGGGTGCCTATCCTGGTCACCGCTTGGATCGTGTCTTAGGGTTTAACATTCCCACCGCCCTCCTTCGGGAGGGGGCGTCAACGATGCTAAAACGTCTCAAACGGGCACAACGACAAGTAGGAACTCTGTGGGTAGCGAATAGTCTCATGTGTGCGCACCTCTGAGAGTACTCGGTAAGGAAATGAAAAGGG